CTGTGATCCTAAGCCCATTGCGTTAAACATGTTGTAGAATGTGCCAACGTTGCGTCTTACCTCATAGGCATTAAGGCCCAGTTGTTTTCTTAGTTCCTCAGACCAAGCCCTCGCTGCCCCTGCCATATTGCCCATCGACACTTCAAACAAGTTCTCAGATTCCTGGGCCTCCATAGCAGCTTTTATTGCCGCAGTTCCGATTCCAGCCAGGGGGAGTGTGATCGCTGCCGATAAGGTCATCCCTACCGATTTAAATGATTGGCCGACCTGACGGATTTTTGATGTTGAATCATGCAAAGCTTTCTCTAGTTCAGAAACGTCAGCAGCGATTTTGACTAACAGAGTCTTAATTTCCATCACTCAATCCCCAATCTTTTTTTTAGTGCTTCAAGCTCTGTTTTGATTTCTTCCTGTGATATTTCTTTCCGCTCCATCTGGAAGCATTCTGGCAGCAAATCGTTGAAATCCACTGCCCTTCCGTTGTTATAGGGGGCGAGCAAAATTGACGTAAACCATGCCTGCCTGATCCATTCTGCCCGCTCCCTTTCATATTCACGCTCTGAGATGCCGGCAATTGCGGTCACTAGCTCCTCCGGCAATAACCGCTTAAACTCGTCCTGGCGGAAAATACCCAGATAGGCCGCCGCTAATTTTCTCTGGTGTCTGATCCAGTCTTCTGGGAATCTTCCGCCACCGGTAAGTTTTTTGGGATATCCGGTGGCGATATTATCTCTGCCCTTAGTTCCGGCTGCTGATTGAGTCCGCTCTGCGCATATATAGCCCCTGTTACGACCTCAAAAATCTGCATGATATTAATCTTCTCGGACCGTATCGCCTCATTCAACATTTGCTTAACCTGTTCGAGGGTTATAGAGGGATCTTCCCATTTCAATGCAGCAAAAACGAGAAAAGGCAGGTCGCGGTAGGTGATATTGAACGATGCAAGGTCAAAATCCTTCCCATAGGCGGAGACAAAATGATCTGTAATCAGGTCCCAGGCGTCGAAATCAAAAATGAGCTTTCTTTTTCGATCAAGATCAAGAACAAATTCCTTCACGGGTCAACTCCTTCTATCAAGAAGTAGAAAGAGGACCAGAAAGGCTAAAGCTCACCGAAACAGTTCCGGCTTCTTTCAGCGGGCCCTTGACGGAAAGCTTGCTAACTCTGAACATACCACGGAAGAATTTGCTTACCGATACCTTAAAGCGCAGATCAAGTAAGGTATCATTGAAGTAAGCTTCCTCAAGTTCCTGATACCCAGCGTCACTATCCAACATGAAATGTTCTGAAGAGATCTCAACTGACTTAACGCCAATTAGTGATTCAGCCCAGCCATTTGAATCTTTATCAGTTACGTCAATCCCCTCTCCAGACATGTCAATAGATGCATCCGTAGCCCCACCGATCTTGGTCCACACGGGCGTTTCGTAAGTACCCGTATTAACCTCGACGTAAATGTCCTTACCCCTAAGTTTAGCCATATTTACCTCCTGTTATTTTTCAGGCTTCTTAGCCTGTAATATAATTTCAGCCCCTTGAGGGGCCTATTTTCCCCGTCCGAAATATAGATTTTCTGACAGGCATGCAGATATATTCTAAATTGCGCGGCATCAACCTCTTCTTTTGCTAAAGTGAGAATATGATCCAGCTCACTCCTTAAATCATCACCGCGATATGTAAGTCCTACGATATAGTCTTTTTCCTCATTTATTTTCTTTCTCGCTGAAATTAAACAGGGCGTAATGTCTATTTCATAATCTTTAAACCTTTCTTTTAGAATTCCGCCGATATTAACCTTCTGCGGTTGGGAGGCACCCTTCTTCTTTCCCACCTCAAACCTCCTCAATAAGATATCTAAATTTCAAAATTCCATGTCTGGTGATGCCATCTATATCCACTATAATTTCAGAAAGATCCAGGCTTTGACACACCGCCCTAAAGGCCTCGCCCAGTGATAAAGGCTCCAAATAAAGGGCCTGTAATATTTCGTCCATTATCTCTGCTACTTCTTTTTTACCGGGATAACTTGACCAAACGTGTATTGTGGCGACAATTTCCTGGCCAGGCGCAAACTTATCACTCCAGTCTCGCCCTTCAATCTCGCCAGCAATAATGTAAGGCATAGATACATTTTTTGGAAAATTATCATAGACTTCCCGCCCTGTGGCGCTGATTATCCTGTCTCTTATGGCCTTATGAAGCACCAGAAAAGGAGATTTCATTATTTAGTCTCCAAAATCTTTTTAATCCGTTGTACGAAGCCATCTTTCTCTTCTTCATACGCCGGGTTGAGGTATGGCCTTTCAGGGAGCCCGCGCTCGGCAATTGCTCTGCATATCGGCCAGGCGGATTTAAAACCATGATGCCGGGCCCAATCCTCTAGTGCGTCCGGCGGAGGAAAATGTGGGCCCGTCCCAAACTCCACATAGGGCGCATAGGGCGCAGTTGAACCAATTTCCGCGGCCCACCCGTCCTGAACGGCATCCACCACGATTGAATTCACCAGGTTACCTTCATCTATTGCCTTTTGCTCTTTAAGCTTTTTCTTCGCTCTTTTCTGAATATCAAGGGCTGTTAATGAAACTTCCCGCTTTATTTTCTCATATTTGATAAACACCTTATCCAGCGTCTTTTCAAGTTCATTCAGCCCCTTGACCTCGACCTTAACACTCATTCTTTACTCCCGACATAATATTTCTAGAAACCGATGCTGGTTGCCGATATCAATCACAGCCTCTATTTCCAGTATCCTGTCGCCATATTTAATGCGCATATCAGGTGTGATGCCATTCCTATATCTGACAATAACACGGTGAGAGATCTCTGTTTGTGTCTGCATAGCATCGAAATATTCTCGGCCAGAAAGCGGTTCAATAGATGCCCAGGCATAAAAGCTGTCTGCCCACTCGACCTGTTTTCCGCCAAACCCGTCGTCAAATTCAGTTGCAGATTGGAAAACTACCCTGCTTCGTAATTCGGCAATTTCCGGCATTGTTGATTTCCAATAATGCGGCACTTCAAACCCTCGCCACTTTATACGGCCAACAAACGGCGCTTATAGAATCGATTACCTTTTGGACATCAATTATCCCCCTATTTTCATATAAAATTGCAAGAGCGAGTAGAACTGCCGTCTTCAAACCGTCTGGAAGCGTGCCCTCTGCATATCCAGCTTGTCCGATGATGACAAATGAGGTAAAGCCCCTATGCTCTGGCCATGAATATCCATCCTTAAGTTTTACCCTGCCCTGGGAAGCGTCTACTAAAAATATATCAGAAGATACCAAATTGTTATTTCCGTCATCATCCACGACCTCAATTTTGGTGATTTCTTGCAACGGCTGATATGGTATCCAGATTTCATCTGCGGCCTCGTCTAATGTATAAACAAACTCTCTTTTTAGAAGAATTTGCCCGGTATATTTTTCAATAATTTCTGTTGCTGTCGCCAGAAGCGCAGAAATCAACGAATCATCGTCAACCGTATCGACCCGGAGAAAGTTCTTCGCTTCTTCAAGAGTTATAATCGACATATCTGGCAATCTCCTCGCAATGGCCGGTTATGTTCGATGGCTTCATTTCTTTTTTCTGGGCCTGGAATTCATCTGGATATTGACTGCTTCTGTTTCTGCTTTTATTTCTTTCGTTTCAATCGCTCCATCCAGAGTCTTATCCTCCATTGCCCAGCCATGAGAAAGAAATATATTTGCCAGCTCTTTAGGGACGGTATATACCTGACCGGCTTGATATTGATATACCTGAATTCCGTCGGGGCTCCCAAATTTTGTTTGCAGCATTCTTATTCTTTGCATTTATGCCTCCTGTAGGAGATAGCGCCAGGGGGCGAGCCTAATAGCTGCGCCCCCCTATGCTTAACTTAATTGGCGCCTAATCAGCTGACCGGAGCATGCCTCGGGAAGCCCTTGATTATAATGGCCCCGAGAGTTCCGCCCGTGGTTGGAGAACCGGAAACAGTTGCAACAAGCTTGATATATCGTTTTGTACCGATATATCCAAACTGCGCTACCTTGTTGTCATCCGTGGCGCCAAACACAGGCTCTGTGCCAAGTAGATCTTCGTCAGAAACGGCCGCCAGGTCAGAACCATCAGATGCATTCCCGTGCCGAAGCTCAAAAGTGAAAGTTCCGTCAATGATAGTTCCGCTCTGGACCACGACCAGCGCTCCACCAAATCCCTGAAGATCAACCAGGCTTCCGGCCAGAGGATCCTTCCCGGTGGTGGGATTAATCGCCACCACAGCCTTAAGGTTGTTATAAAGATCCCTCACACTCACTTTTCACCTCCCTTAACTGGCAGCTATTTTAAGTTTCCTGAAGGCTTCAGGCACAGTAACTCCGCCATCAACCCGTTTCCAGAACAGGAATCCGATTTTGCCTTCAGTCGCATATTTTTCAACCAGCCTCTGAACAGACATTCCGACCCTGTCAACAATCTTATATCCAGCCCGGAAGTTTCCGAAAATAATGGGATAAGCGTTGCTGGCGACTGTGGGCATGTCGGGAGATTCATACACCGGATAACCAAGCAAAGTAGATGGCTCGCCGGCCTGGAGCGCAGGCTGCCATAAATAACGCCCCTCTTGATCCTTCAAGAGCCGAACTTCCAAAATAGTAAGGCGATTCAGCAGCCAGGCAGCTTCACGAGCATATGGGGTGGGGACATTATATACAACCTTGAACAGCCCGTCAGCGGTTATTTTAGAAGCGTCCCCAGAATTGACAGAAGAAATATTTGCACTCAGCAGACCTTCTGGTTTATGTACACCATCGCCAACAACAAAGGCCCTGCCTTCTTTGTAAGAATAAATTTCAGCAACCTTTCTCTGGATATAGCCTTCAATATCGAAGGCCGCATCTTCAATCAGAGTGCGTTTTGGCGTCACCAGAGCCTGAAGCTCAAAGGGAGTAAACCTTTCTTCTGCAAATTTTAGGTCTTGAGCCAGAAGAGTCTCACCGGGCCAGGCTGCGAAAGCGTCCATATCAACCGCCGATTCCTTAGGAATTTCCACGCCGGCACCGCTGATCGGGAACACCTCAGCTATTTCTCGAATGGGCGAGTAGACCTTCATCAATTCAATGATGCGGTTATCAAACTCCAGGGGCGTCACATATCCGCCGGTCACATCTTCAGAAACACGCATCACTTTAAGCTCTTCCGGTTGCAAATGTTTCTCGCCCTTTCGGACCCAGGATACAAAGGCCTTCCGCTCCGGTGACATATTGCCCTTGTTTTCCTTCTGCGCGTTAGCAATCACCATTTCTTTCAGCCTTAATTCCAGCTCGTCTATTTTCTTTTTGATTTCCAGCTCAGCGGCATGGGATTTTTCCTGAAATTCCTTGAAATCTGAATCTGAGATGCGACCTTTGAGGGCGTCTTCATATTTCTGACGCTCATCGTGGATGAGCTTGATTATCTTTTCGACGTCCTCTTTAGTCTCTCTCGCCAGCTCAGATTTCACCTTTTCAACCAGTTCCTTAACTTCCAATACTTCCAAGTTTTACCTCCGTGATATTTTTTCGAGGGCTTCTAACCATAATGATTTGCCCGGCTTTTCCAGCGCCTCGATTACTGGAGAAAGTGGGCTCCACGGCTCTCTGAGGCGAGTGCTCTTGGGCGGCTCACCAGAAGAGTGTGATTTTGATTTATCAGAATCCTCATAATCGCCTATGCCCAGACGTTTTGCATGCCCGATTAAATGCCTCAAAGCTTTTCGCCTTAATTCCTCAGCCGAAATTGAATCTGTTGTCGGCTTGATTTGATTTGCCCGGGCCAGGGCATTCCTCAGGTGCGGGAGGTCGACTGAGTCATCGTCATCTGGATCAGTCACGCCCTTTTTGTGATGTGGTAAATGTCGTGCCCGCTTGTCTTCTGTATCCCCTCTTCCATATGCTGGTTCAATAACAGCAAATGCCTCGTCGGGTAGCGAATTAATATACGCCACGGTCCATTCAGCTTTTGCTGATTCAATGCTATCAATGCGATCGATTAATGATTTTACTGTCTCGATAATCGCTTCTTGATTCATCGGGAAAAGAGTTATTGACCCCTCATCAAGAGCAATCTCTTTCAGCCTTCGTATCGGTTGGCCATTAACAGTGTCATAATCCCATTTAATAGGCCTGTACCCGATTGATAACCCAACCTTCACACCTCTTTCCAGTAAGGTCTGAACCTTCTTTCTGACTTTCTGGCTTTCTTCATCTTCAAAAAAATCTGCTCTTATATTGAGCCCTTTCATGTCTTCCTCGGCCTTGAATGTGCCGACGACCAGGTCCGGCGAGGAAGGATTATGATGCCAGAGCAAAGGGAAAGCTTTTTTCTCTCTAATTGTTTTTTTAAAAGCCCCTCTTTCAACGATATCGTTGCCATCATCGATATTGCCAAATATGGATAGATAGCCATCCAAAGCTCCGGTATCAGATATTTCTTTGATTTCTATCGGAAAGGTTTTTCTTTCAATCGCCATGTTTACCTCCTTCTGGCTGAATAGCCCAGACTGCACCGGCATTGCACATGGGCCGGCGGATGCAGATGCCCTGAAGAGAATAGCTCTTCATGCCCAACCACTTCCCCATCCAGTCCAGCGCAGACCGGGCAGGTTCTTTCATCATCAGCGGTGATCCATTCTTTCTCAATCTCGTCTATCAACACTGATTCTCTCATCTGTCTTAGGCTCTCCCATTGACCAAAATTATATGCTGAGCATAGTTCAGTTCTGGCTATTCGCTTTGCTCTTGCCTTCAAAAGAGACGTGGAATACCTCTCAACAAGCTTTTCTATCTTTTCCTGAGCCAGCCCCTGAGCTATAAGTTCAGTTTGGTAGTTCGCCACAGCCTGGGCTTCTCTGGAGAGCAATCCCACAAAAGACCGGAGCATGCCGGCAAGCTGATAATTACTTGTTATTCCCTGAAATACCTGATGGCGGAGGAGCATATTAATTGTTTTGGCCTGGTTTTCTGCTAACTCTTGGATAAGGATCCCCCCGCGCTCGGCCATCCACTTAAGGATATTTGAATGGATCAAATTAAACTCTGGCGCCTTTCTGGTCCGATTAAGAGCTTCGAGCATATCCTTGCCTGCAGATTCGATAGCATTATTCCAGGCTGGCACAAGAGCTGCCTCAACCCATTCATCAACCAATACCTTCCAGGCATCTATTAGCCCTTGCTGCACATAGCCTGTCTGTCTGATATAATCCACATCTCTTTCTGAGATCGCATCTTTCATTGTTTTCCATAGAATTCGAGCTTTTTTCTCAAGTACTGGCTCTGCCGTGTCGAGATAGGCGCGCATTTTCCCTGGCTGACTGCGACCGGTAAGCACAATGCGCTCAGGCCGGCGGACCTTCTTTTCTATCAGCTCATAAATCATTCTTTTTCCTCTGACGTTCCGGCTATAAATTCAAGGGGGATCGCATTGCCGCTCGCCAGAAGCTTATCTGCGCCTGGTTCGTCTGACATACCCCAGCCCAGCTGTCTACGCGCTTCGTTAATGGTTATGATCGTCCTGTCTTTGGCTTTACCAACCCGCTCCCACAGCTCCGCCAAATCTGCAGATAACGCCTCAATACCTGATATGTCATAATCGATATACAGGTCTTCCCCGAATTGCCTGACAATCCGGTAATTGAGTTCTTCTTTAAGCTCGTTTAAATGTGGTAATACTGCCCAGTGATAAAGAGCCTTTACGGCTTCTTTGGCGTTGCTATAGGTCTTGTATTCGACATCGCCTAAAAGCTCAGAGGGCACATGATAGACATTGGCCACCCTTCTCAAGATTCCTACCTGGAGTGGTTGAAAATTAATATCGTTCGGGGAAAACCCCATTCTTAGCGGCTTAAGTCCCTCCAGTATCAATGGCTTCATGACCTTTTCTGGCCCCATATATTCTTTCTGAAACTGTTCTTTTAAAAATCTTCTTTGGTCCTCGGTTAAAGGCCTTTCTGAAAAAACAGAAATGGCTGGCATTGCGCCGTTTTCAAGAAGCCTGAACATCCATTCTTCAGAATAATTTCCAATATCAACCTTCTTTGCTATTGACGCTATCGGCGAAAGGCCCCGCAGCTCATTGGTCTCATCTTCATCGGGATTTGGCATACTGAAATGAATAATTTCTTCTTCGGAAAACATATTGCTGCCATATTTATAGACTATGTTACCATACCGGAGCTCAGGAATAACGCGGTTCGGATGCAAGAATTTTGTTTCTATCTTTGTTTTGAAGGTCGGGATATTCAATAAGAGATAGGCATTCCCTGTTAATAACTTATGCATCAGGTATTTTTGCACGAATTTGGTCCAGGTCATCCGCCTTCCTGGTCTCTTAAGAAAATCAACCACTTGATGGCTTTCGACCTCAGCCACCTCATCGCCCCTTTTCTTATATAAATACCAGGGCACCGTCGAAGCGGCTAATTGAATTTTTGTGATGCAAGAATAAACTGCATCCGAAAGGGCCATCGCTTTTATGTAATTTCCCAGCCTATCAACAACGATTTTGCCGATACCGGGGATGTCAATAACTGAATATCCAGATGATATAGTTGTTATCGATTTCTTTCTAAACGGCCAGATTGCCATCAAGGCCTCCATATAAACGGCTGCATAGCAGAAATATTCCTGCAAGCCCAGTTCGCAAGAGCCAGGGCGATAACCCCATCGTCGTGATACCCCTCAGGCGCTGAATATCTAATGGAGCCAGATCCTGTTATTTCATACTCGAATATTTCTAGCTCATCAATTAGAACCGGATCGTTAAAGATTTTTATTCTCCCAGTCTCAAACGACATCATCAACGCTTGGATTAACTGCTTCTTTGTCTCGTTCGTCAGCTTATAGCCCTGGACATTAAGGCCCATATTCCTCATGTCTTCATAAATCGGATCTCCAACTCCTGTTGAATCCATAAGGAGCCATGCTCGATATTTTTTTACCGCCTCAGCTATTCGGACCTTTTGTAACGACCAATCAATCTCATTGAACCGGTCTGAATAGACCATAATGCCCCGGTCATCCAAAATAATCAGCCAGGTATAGTCTTGAAGCCTGGCCAGGTCCAGCCCGGCATAATAAGTTCGCCCTGCTTCTACTTGTCTTGGCTCAGCTCCAATTGAAGCGCGGATATTTCGAAAAACAGAAGACGAGTCATCCAGAAACTCAGCATATATTTCCTGTCTTTGGATTGATTGCGGAATTTCAGAAACAAGTTCCTCCAGCTCTTCTCTTGAAAGGAAAGGATTATCAAAGCTTGTAAAATGGAAAAACTCCCAATTTTCTTTTTCTCTAGCCATTGTGGCCAGCCTATGGAAAAGCCCCTTGCCTTTTGGTGTCCCCCCGATGTAGACGTCAGGGTTATAATCAAGCATCATCGGCTGGATGGTGTTATGCCAGAGATATTCATTGCGCAAGATAATTCCAGCCTCATTTAAGATGATGAAGCGATATCCAAAGCCTTCGATATTTTCTGGCCTATCAGCGCTCCTTAGATCCAGTTTGCTATTTCCAATCGTCAGCTCTTTTTTCTGCTGCCGCCACTTCCAGACCGATCGAGGCAGATATTTAAGGGTTGGCATAAAATAGCGTTCAACATATCGGTCAATATTGCTATTAATAGTATCAACCCAGAGCCCCGGTCCTTTCCCTTCAAGTAGATATTCAATAGCAAGATTGGCGAACCCTTTAGTCAGGCCAAACCGCCGCCCTTTAGCGATTACTTTCCGTTTTGCCTTCGACTCAAAATATATTTTTATCTGGGCAGGGTGATAGTAAATGGGAAGAGTCACATCAGCTTGCCCGCGATAAGCCATTCCTTCCATTATTCTGCCGGTTTGACCTCCGTTACTATCCGTTGAATCGTAATTTTGATATCGCCCGTAGCCTCTACATCATGCTTATCACTCATGCCTGTCCAGTTTTTCATACAGAAAATCCATCGTGCATCTGACCAGCGCTTGAATTCATGTGCCACCGCATTCCTTTTAGTTTCCCATCTTTTTATAGCTTCGGAAAACTCCGCATGCTGTTTTTGCCATTCATAAAGCGTATCTACATGTACCCCCAGAATCACGGCAATATGAAATATTGAGCAATATCGTTCAAAGTTCTGAACATTAAGTTCTTCTGCAATCTGCAGTACAGTATGGCAGGCCTTTTCCGATTTGAATTTTGTCGGCCGCCCGCCCTTATTCTTTTTCTTCATTCTTTTATCTCCACGATAGCCACGGCCACAAGCCTGCTTTCTGGGCTCTTTCTTCATCGAATCAAGCCCCCGTTAATCTTTGCTTCTATTCTCGCCACCCGCTCGCGCAGACCCTCAAGCCCGGCAAATATCTTTTCGTGGTCCTTTTTATTTTCGTCTCTCAGCTCATCTAATCCGCCCTGCAGCTGAGTAATCTTCGTTTCGTGAACGGCGCAGCGCTCCGGGTTCGCCTTCAATCCATGTTGCTTCGTCAGCTTTATTTCCCTTATTTTTTCTCTGGCAATGAAGGCCGCCAGAATGATAATCGCTAGACCGTAAATTATTTGAGATACTTCCACCTTAGCCCCCTTATTTCAGTATCGCATGCCCGCCGAAGCCTGACAGAACGCCAAGAATAAGGAAAAGGAATTTCTGCCTTTTCTGATTTCTAGCCTGTTTCTCATAGTTCAATATCAATCGGTTCATAGTCATTTTTTCTTCAAGCCAGAGGGTGTTTTTATGCCTCCATAACTTATCTGTTTCTTTCCAGAGAAATACCTGTTTCTGAAGATTAAGGTTAGATTTCTCTAGATTATCTATCTTCCTCTCCAGGGTTGGAATCCGGGTAAGGCTAAATTCCTCCCACTCTAAAAGAATCTCCGTATTCCTCCGAAAGGCAACAAATGTGAACCTGGCCCCGGTGTCTATCTTTTCAACGCCGCTATCCTGAAGAATTCTCCTGGTCTGTCGAACCATTTCGTCTGGCGGCATCGCGGCCACCCGGCCTTGTATTTCCCTCAGCTTCCGTTCGCTGGCACAAAGCTTCTCGCTCAATTCTTCCTTTTCTTTTTCCAGATCAGATAATTTTTGCTCCAGATCTTGATTTATTTTTGAGATCATCTTCAGGCGAATTTCGAGTCCGCGGGTCTGCTTTTCGAGTTCAATTAGCTTCTCCTTTTCCACCAGGGCCTGAGCTTTAAGATT